GTAGAAGCTGAGCCGTTTCCTCCGTTCAGGCCATTTCCGCCTGCGCCTCCAAGACTGCCTCCAGCACCACCGCCTCCACCACCAGGATAACCTCCTGATGTGTGGGATTCACCGATACCACCGCTTGAGCCACCGCCTCCAGCGAACAAACCCCAAGTTCTTAGGTCGATTAACGCCCAATTCAGTACAGCGGCTGCCTCTCCGCCTGAACCGCCTGTGGGACTCGAAGCACCTCCAGCTGCACTCGCTCCAACGAGGGCTCCTATGACTGTGCTGGGCGCTACTCCTGGGTTTCCTCCTGGCCCAGCGTTATCACCATCAATTGCGCTAGGGGCGGTGCTGCTAGCGGCAGCACCTCCGTTAGCGTTGAATACGCCGTCGCCGGCATACGTTGCGCAAAAGATGTTCAGGTTACCTCCTCCATCTCCAGCGTCTCCGCTAGCAGCGTTTCCTTTGTTAGTATCTGCTACGCCTGCCGCTCCTGTTCCAGGTACTGTGGATGCTGTGATGGCACCGTTGTTCGTGAACGTGCCAGTACATTGAATGGTGACGCCTGATTTTACTGTAAGCGTGTACGTAGCGTCAATCGTCAAGTCAGTGTATTGCTTACTTTCTGAAAGCGTGGTATTCGAGCTTATAGTAACTGCTCCGTCACTTCCATCTCCAAGAGAAGGTACAAATCCAGCAGCACCACCTAATGCTTCAAATGTTGCTCCGTCGTTACTAATCTTCATCTCACCATCGTCGCTATCGTAATACATTGCTCCTTGTGCTGCTGTTGGCGCACTCGCTGTTGGAGTAGGCGTCATCAACAGACTACTTCTATTCTCTACCATTAGTCTTTCCACCCCCATACAACCATACGGGTTTTTGTTGTGAAGTTACCTGCGCTCTTCTGGATCTTGAAGATTGTTATATCTCCAGTGCCAGTCCACATTCCGGTGCTAGTATACCCGCCCCCATTTTGATCTCCTGATCCTCCAAGATGTGAGATCAAAGCTCTATCCGAAGCGATTTTAAAGATCTCAATCATGGCTGTAAAGTAATCACTACCATTACCTTCAGTGTGTATTCTATAATCTGAACCTGTTGCATCATTCGCTGTCGCTGTTGTGTTAGACCATTTGATGTAGTTCTGTTGGTAATTAGAACCAGAATCTCCATTAATTTCTAATCCTACTCCAGCTGTTGTTGCATCAAATTCGCCGTAAATTTGAATTCGATAATTCTCATATGCTTCAGTCAAAGTAGCGCTGCTCAAACTTGTAGCTGCACCACCACTTAGATCAGTGTCGCTTATCTTTACCCAGCCGCTTGCTCCAATCGGTTCTGATGTTGTACTGTTGCGTACTTTCAACACTTCGTCTGTGCTGTTATACCACAACTGCCCTTCAACTGGTGAGACTGGATCAGTAGCTTGCGAAGCTAGGACTACAGTCTCGCCTGAAATGTTCCCGGCGTTGTCAACTTCGTATTTCGTTCCCATCTATCTTTCCTCCTTATCCAAGTATCACCGTGCTTGTGCCGTTATACCCTTTGAATTGTTTATCAGTACTATTGTACCAAATTTGTCCTTCGGTTGGTGTTCCAGGATCGCTTGCTACGACTCCAAGAAACACACTTCCGGTAACAGTGACGTTAGCTAAGTTTAACGATCCACTTACGTAGATGTCTTTCCATTTGTATGTGCCGCTTCCAAGATCATATGCGTTGTCTGTGTCTGGTAAGAAATCACCAGATCCGGCTCCTGGAGTTGATGTCTGTGCACCGCCTTGAACTTCAACTGTTCCTGAAGTAGCTACTCCAAAGTCAAGTTGCACTTGATTCGCATTCAAAACAGCAATATCACCAACGATTGCATCTCCTGATCCATCATAGATCATTACAGAAGGAGAGACGGTGTTCAAACTATGCGTCACTACTACTGTAGTCTGACTTGTGAATGTTGTGCTGTATCTTTTTACTCCGAGCACACTACCAATACTAACGACTGCTCCTCCAACTACAACAATCTCACCGCTTGTAGCGACGCCGAATGTCACAGTCAGATTATTCGCATCAGTTAGAGTAACGCTTGTTGGTTCAACAAGCTGATCTGTGTTATCAAACACTTGTACAGCAACATATTTCTGTCCAAGATTGTGATTCACAGCTACACTTGTTTGGCCTGTAAAGCTTTCAGAGTACATAGCACTGAATCCAGTGTATGTTCTTGTAGCGTTTGGAATACTATGCACAACGACTGTTCCGGTTGTTGCAACAAGGAATGTGACTGTTACGGTATTCGCATCTGTAATATCAATTGTGTCTGGAGTGATCTGCTCGCTATTGTTATCATATACTTGCACGATCGGATTGCTGTCATTCAGATTGTGTGTGACTACAACACTTGTTTGCGAAGTGAAGGAATCAGTGTATTTAGATCCGGTCGTACTTCCAACAACTCTATCAATGTCAAGAAGTAATGTAGTTGCACTGATTGCTTCTCCGATCTTCACAGCGATAGCGGGCGGTGTTGTTTCCAAACCTCCAGCTACTGTATCAGATAGATAGTATGTTTCTCCTGGTGTAAGTCCTGAAAGGAAATCTACTTCTCCAAAGAGAGTGACATCTCCTGTTGAACCAGACACATTGTCAATTATACCAACTGCTCTACTCGTGTCGACTGAATTAGCTTGAGCTGGTACAAAGTCTGAGCCGTCAAATGTAACAACGTCTCCATCCGTACATCCAGATTGATCTACTCCAGTAATGACAGTGCCAGTTCCTGTTCCACCACCTCCTCCAGTGTTAATGATTCGTTGATCGAAGATGTCAGCGTTCACAATACTTGTAGCGCCGTCATCTACAAAAACACGAGCTAAACAGATGTAAGTTTCCGCGTCATAACTAGGGGTTTTCGGTACAGAAGCAGGTGTACCAGTAAGCACACTTACTGTTCCAGCTACATTAACAAGTACAAGATCGTATCGATCAAGACTTGGGTGAGCGGCAGCTATGGCATAGTTTCCACCTGCTACAGCAATTGCTCCAGTTCCGTTGAATAGGATTGTACCTGCTGCTACATCGACGCTCATATCAGCGCCGCCGCTTTTCTCTGTTACTGCGCATCCAGTTTCAACAGCATAGTTGAGTTGCAGAGCTACATTATTCATGTCTGGAGCGAAAGCTCTTTGGTCCGGATTGAATTTCATTACCATTTCTTAATCACGCTCTTGTCCATGTAAATATGAATTTTACATTGATCGGGGTAGCAGCAGTCTTTGTAAAATCAATATTGATCCTATTGAACATTACTCCAGCAGCTGCAGCATTGAACACGCCGACCTCTCTCCAAGTTGCTACCGCTTCTGCTGCGGAGAAGTCAGTTTCTATTTCGAGAGTATTCAGGTTCGCATTAACTACAGTCGCTGCATTTCTATCGATCTCAGCATACAATGCTGAGTCAGTCGCCGCAACTGTAACATTACTTGTACCAACAGCAATCCATCCTAATGCTGCTTGTGTGTTATCTTTCATTCTGTCTGCAATTAGTTCAAGGCCGTCATCTACAACCATATTCTCTGCTTGATGCAAAACCTCGCCTGTTAATGCATTCCGAATCGTAAGTTGACCTTTGATGATCATTCCGGACGTTGTGTCTCTCCATTGATTTAGTTTGAGTTTATCCAAACATATCAGCTCCGTCATAACTACTTACATCCAAGATAAACGATGTGCCAGGTCCTGGTGTAGTAATGCTAACTTGATCTGCAACAAGAATATCATCTTCAGCTAGACCAAAATTCAATTGTGTAGTGAGATACACTCCAGCTGCTTTTGCATTCTGTACTGAATTTATAGCCGTTTGAATCAGATCAATTGTATCAATTGTAAACGTCATTTCAGCAAGAACTTTCAAAGGATCGGTTGGGAAAGTCTCTGTGATCACAATGTTCGTATCAGGAAGTCCGGTTGTTGCGGTGAAAGCAAGAGTCAGTCCAGGGATCGTTCCTGAAGCAAGGAATGCAGATCGTGCAGCTTGAATACGAGCACGATAATTTGCATCTGGTTCGCCTGGTAGCCTTCCTAATCTAAAGAGAGCACCAAGATCTTCGAGCTCTGTGCCAATTGCTGTACTGATGAATACTGAAAGTTGTAAATTCGCTGATTGTACATCGAATAAATCAAGCTCTTGCGCGACTGATAACATCCATCCATACGTAGCACTACCTTCATGGATGCTCCACCAATGCGGAAGTCTTTGTATCATGTCGTCGATTCTTGCCATTGTATTATGAGTATTGTTGTTTGTGTTTATTTAAAAATAACCTCAGACACTAATCGTGAGCGTTCCAGCCTTTGCTACTTCATCGACATCGATTGTAACATCAGCAGCTGGTACAGTCAAAGTGCTATTTGATACTCCCTCCGTTTCTTGTATGATCCGTATAAGCTCTGATCTGAAGATGTCTATTCCTACATCAAGCGTATTCAAATATGTCCTTAGCGCGCTTTCTACCGCTGTTAAAACAGTCGCTGTACTTGCACCACCTTCTACTACAATCGTTGCTGTCACATCAATTGTCACAACAGTTGGTTCAAGCACCGTCACGATCACTCCTGCAGCTCTTGTATCTTCGATCGCATCATCAACATCAGACAGTACACTTGCTGGTAGTGGAGATTGTGTTCCTGACACAAATACCTCTACATGCCCAAGCCAGTCATAGTCATAATCGACAAAGAAGTCGGTATCATCATCTGGGTTATCTCCACCGCCTTGCCAGACAATCTGACTCGATGAATCAAGTACGAAGTCAGTGTTCTGAACGAAAGTGTGTCCTGGTGTCGCTGACAATGTGCCTTCTACATCGAGCGTTGCTGTATCTTGCGCGACTTCAAAGTCAAGTTTGTATGTATCAGTGGCAATTGCATATCGGTGCACTTCGTCCGTTGCAGTCTTTCGTGGTAGGTCATCGACTGTGACTGAAGTAATCCCGTCCACTGCTAAAACTGCTTGACGAATTGCACTGGCTGTTGCTTTTCCTGCAAGACTTGATTCTTGGATGCGATCGCGAAGTTCGTCATCCGTCTCAATATCTGTTCCGCCTTCTGTTGCTTCGTAGTTGTTGACCGCGTCAACACTCGGAATACTCGATACCTTGAATACGATCTTGTTTGCACCAACATTATATTTTGCTCCGACATCTTCACTGATGATTGGAACTTCTTTCGAAAGCGGTTTGTAATCAACTAAGAATGATGTGCCATCGTCTGGAACTGTTCCTGTTGTTATGAATTTGATTGTGTCTCCTGAGTAGAGTGAACTATCCCCAAAGAACCAGAAGTCCATCTTCACATCACCAGATGTGAGGACGTCTCCTGCAAGATTTGTGTAAATATCGATCTTGATAAAGTTCGTTGCTGCAACACTTGGAAAGCCTGTTTGTGTAAGTTCAGTGTCTGTCCTGTCAATGAAGAATCTATAGAAACTTCCGACTGCATCAGCTAGGTCGGAATTTGAAAAACTCAATGTGTATGCATTAGTCGCATCTCCACCAGAGCCATATGTAATTTCAATCCTGTCAATCTTCGCAAGAGCTGTGTTATCAATGATCTTCAAACTTAGGTGCATATCTTTATCAGTACCGTCTACAACAGTTCCAAGAACTTTCTCATAGCTTGCAAGTGTTGAGCTGGTTCCAGATTTACCAAGATCTAATGAATTTGCACCTTGAATAAAGTCAACAGCGTCAAGAGCATCAGCTGTTGCATCTGCGCTCTCTGTCCAATTAGCTGTCTCACAGTCATCAACGAGAAGAACAGCATTTGGATCGACTATCAATTGATTCGAGACTGAGGAGATTTCGTAATCAACACCTTGAGTAAGAATGGTACCGGGAGTAGCACTTACCGTTGCTGAAACTTGCTGAACGCTATCAATAAGTCGTTCATCCATTGGATAGTAAAGTAGACCGTCAACATAATCATGTGATTCTGCATCAATGTCAGCATCAAATATCGTATCACTAGCTACTAGGAATCTGAGTTGCTCCTCACCTGTATTTGGCTGAGTAGACACGATTGAATTAGCAGAGATTGTAAAATCAGCTCCTGCAACTTGATTTCTAATGAAAGACGCAAACCCGGTTGAGTTCGTTCCGTCTTTTCTATCAACTCCAACAAGAAGACCTATCTCTTCTAGATCTGTTCCGATAGCTGTACTAACTCTTGAGCCATCGTAGATATTTTGCAATTGATCGTAAAGCAAACTGATCTCTTGTGCAACAGCTTCAAGCATCTGGCGCATGATACCTCCTGCGTTCCCGTCAGTGACGTCATTAATATTGTTGAACACGTTCAGCAATAAATCGCTGATGATGTCGTTCAGTGGTTTGACTGTGAATTGTACCGCTGCCATTATACTACAAACCCTCCTTGTTGAATCTTCTCTTTCAATGCTTTCTTCAACTCATCTGCAGGTACATTTAGATCACGTAATCTAAATTCCTTTTCTAAATGTCTGAAGTAAGATGGAGTAGAGCATTGCTTACCTTCAAAGTGCGATCTCGTCGCATGAATGCTTTCGATAATTTTTTCTTTCATGTTTATCCACTCAGTATTGTGCTTGTGTCAGTGTTGATCGTGCCAAACTGATTCTCCTCTCCAGTTAATCCGAACGGAAACACAATGTTCAAAGGCTCTTCTGAATTGATTGGAGTGACAATAATATCAATCGATAATACCTTCATTGAGGAATCAGTGTATGTTACAGATATTGAATCGATTGTATCAATACGTGGCTCTTGTAACAACGCTTCCCTGACATGCTGTCTTGCTAATCCCAATGTGAATTCATTCGGAATTGTTCCAATAAGATTAGGCAAACGTGAACCGTAATCTGGGTGTAGTGTTAGTTCGCCACGAATCGTCCGTATTCTATTGATGATTGCTTGATTCAAGTTCGACGTTCCGATTGCTTGCTTGAAATCATTATTCGCACCTATCTCTGTGTCATCTGTGCTCACTACATTCAGAAGAATGTCTATTCCAAGTCTTTGTTCAAACGTTACTGCCATCTCAAGTTACCTGCACGAAGGTGTTTATACCCGCTCCGTCTACTTCTGTTGCGTCTCCTGAAAACGAATCTCCGATCAAAACCATAGCTTCACCGTCTACAGTCACGGATCCTTGAGCCAAGGTATCCGGTGAGTAACTATGAGCCAGTGGAGTACCGGGAGTGCAAGGAGGGTTAAGATGAGAAGGTATTTCCATCGTACCATCATCCACCATAACAAGTTCTGACTCAATGCTGACGAAAGTGTTAGAGCCAGCATCAAGAGTGCCAGCAACAACGCCAGCACATACCGAACCCGAGTGAGTTGATGTCCCTTGATCTGTTGCAACGAGTACCATCGCGGTTTCCTCATATATTTTATATTTGATGTGGTTTTGGAGCTATTTAAAAATAATCAAAACGTGATTGGAGTCTGTGTGTAATTCACCGTCACGCCCGCTATCGTCATAGCTCCCGCGGAATCTACATGGATCCCGTAGCCGTCCTTATTCAAGAGCTTGAAACTACCATCAGCGTTGATTCGTAGTTTTGCACCTCCATCAAGATCTCCAGCATTTGATGCTTTGAGTATGATGTCATTGTTTGCGCTCATGAATATGATTGATCCGAATGAAGTGTTCGTGAGTAAGTATTCTTTCTCTTGAATGACTGGAACACCATCCGGACTCTGTGTGAAATTGTCGATCAAGCTACCAAGTACAACTGGTGTTTGACTGTCAAGACCGACGAAACCAACCAAGACTAAATCGTCAGTAGCCGGTAATTTGAATGTGCCTTTGAAATCTCCCATTCCAAGACCGATGATTTGAACGTCATTGTATGCTATCTTCTGTTTATTCAAGTGTCGAATGTTGACAGTGTATGTGTCTTCATTTGTGTCTGTGACTTTAAAGACTTGCAGTCCTTGGTTCCGTACCAGTTCCTGGCTGATCATTCCTCGAATGATCTTTGCTAATGAATCAATGTTTGCTATCATGAGAAATTACCATTCCAATTGACAAGTTGGTCATCCAACTTCTCTCTGATTTCCAGAGCGTCAACATCAGCGATTCCAGTATTCGAGATGACTATATCTTCTGGGAAAGTATCAAGTGAGTTTGCATATCCTGTTATCTGAGCACTGACATCATCTTTCGAGATCGTCCACTCAAGAGTCTTGATGATCCATACCTGGTTCGTTGTAAATCTATCGTTGTCATTGATTGTGAAAGGTTGTCCGATATGCATTGCTGGATCAAATTTGGTTCTAAACTTGATTGCGTAATTACGAGTAATCTCCAAGAGCTTTTGTCTTGCAACTTTCTGACAGTCTTCGTCACTTGTAATATCTCTATTCTCAAATGTAAGATAGTTGTAGCTCTCTGGTCCTGGAGCGTTTCCAGCACCAGCATTCAATTGTACCATCACTGGATCTACAGCCATTCCAAAATGCGGATAGAAACCAAGTACAACAACAGAATTGATATTGTTTGTGAGATCGCCGTAATCTAATTCGTATGCATTTGTTCCCAACTCAAATGACCAACTATTCACATTCAAGAAATCATCTTCTCTCGCACTAAGCAAATAGAACGGTGTAAGCACAAGAAGCGTTCCGTCGCCTAGTTGATGGATGATGAGTGCATAATTCTCTTTGATATTTGACAATACATCTTTCAAGTTCTTCGCGCTATTGATTTTCACAAAAAGAGTGTTAGCATCTACATCACGAAATTCAACTCTTGGAATAATCTCGTTGGTCTGTGAACTGAATGCTAATTGCAATACTCCAATGTCGTCGGGGTTTAACTCCGTTCCAAGTGTTGAACCAACCAATAAGTTTTGTAGCTCGCCTTCCTTTCTTTCAAATACCAAAGTACGTTCCTCAGCAAGCCCTAGTGTACCGTGCGCTTCAATCTCATACGGTATAGAATCCTTGCCCTTTGCGAGCTTAATACTCTTTATGAAACCGTAAAATATAAGATCTAAATCCTCAGGTATTGTAGTGTTTGGAACAACTTCTCCTTCTCCATACTCCCTGAAGTACAACTGTACAGTGTCATATTTTTTCAATCTGGTTAGATCAATATCTTGCTCTGAAACATTCTTCTGTCCAGGAAGTAAATACGGAAGACTAAACGTAAGGATGCCATGCAGCTCATCAATATCAAACGCACCACTAAAGTTGTAGCCTTCAGTTGTTTCGATTGAGTTATCTCCACTTCCAATACGAAGAATTTGTCTAATCGCCATTAGCAGATACACCCCGCTTTATTCGCATGAATCTCTTCACGTATCTTTTTACCTTCGGGTTTATACCAAGTAGACATTAGCTTACCGCATTTTTGACACGTATTCACCAAGATCTTGCTCTGCAGTTGAATTCGTTTGCTCATACTAATATATTCCGATCACGAGCACGTTGCTTGAGCAATTCTGACGGTTGAAAATTCACAAGTGATAAGCTACTCTGCTTAACGTTTGCTTGACGGTACTCCGTCAACGTCATCTCAAATGTGATATATCTCTGCGTGCCTTGTGGAAGTCCTCCTGAAAATGAACTGATGATATATCTTCCTGTATCTTCACTGTCAATTGGTGAATCTAAATTGATAGGCGTTCCTGCATTACGAAGCCTTTCTATGATAACCTTCTTCTGGTTTACATCGATCGCATCTGTTCCAAGCAACTTACCTGCTAGAACAACAGCAGTGTTCTTTCTCCCAGTAGTGATAACTGTTCCGCCGTCTGATCCAGGCGCTTCATACACAATAGTAGCTTGCTCACCACCGAAGCTCATACTCTCTACTACGGAAAGCTCAATGATTGTGTTGTCATTTGTTCGTATTCTAAATTTCGTCATATTCTACCTACAATGCTGCATTCTGACTAGACAGCATACCTCCAAGTGTATTTGCAAACTGCTTCCCGCCAGCTCCACTGATCTCTCTACTTGTTTGCACTGTAATGTTCGGATTATTGTTGATCACTCTGCTTGATGTATTATTGACAGAAGTAACAGGTCTTCCAGCTGGTGATATCCCTGCTGCACCTGGAGATACATCTTTTACCTTTATCTCTTTCTCCTCGTCTCCTCCTAAGAAATTACTGATCTTTTCAAAGCCTTCAATTAGGAATTTGAACGGTTTGAGTAATGCTTCCAACACTGATTTCAACATCTCAAAGTTATCCTTCACTCTCTGAACGAAGTTCTGTACGAACTTAAGCTTCATGAATTTTCCGACCCATCCAGCGAGTACCTTTCCAATTGCCATACCAACTCTAAACATCAACTTCATTGGAGTAAGTGCAACTTTCAAGACGAACCCGACGATCTTACCAACAACACGAAGTGTATCAGCAAGAATACCGAAGACATCAACAAGACCCATTGCTTGTGATTGTCCTTCAGCTAGAGGTGCAAATATTTCATTAATCACATCCAAGATCGGATCAATGATAGCGAATACTCCATCAAACAATCCACCAAGTAGTTTTCCAACACCTTTTAAGATTGTGAAGAGGGGAGTGAAGATGAGTTTGAATAGAGGCCCAAGCTTCTGAAGAGACTTCTGGAAATTGATCATCGTCTTTCCAAACACATCTCTGAAAACACCCATCAATCCAAACACTTGTTTCTGAATGCCGCCAATGTTCAAATCCCAAATCTTTTTGAGCGTGAACACTGCAGCTACAATACCAAGAATAGGGAGGGCGATGCTGGCCAGAACTGGAATCAGTGCACCAGCGCTTGTTGCTATACCACTGAAGATAGTGGGGATATTCTTTAGCATCGCCGTCGCCCCTCCGGAGAATGCTTTGTGGAAGTTCTTACCGAACGTCGCTATGTTAGTGGAGAAATTCTGGAAGAACCCAGAGAAAACAGAATCTAGTGATTTACCATCTTTCGTCAATGTAGCAAACGCTTTATTGAAGCGGCCCATTGACATGTTCATATCATTCAACCTATCTAACGGTCGTCTAAACATTGGTGATAGTAATCCACCAATAAGAGGGATCCTACTGATGACGTCTGCTAATTGATCTCCGCCATGACCGACAAGTTCATTGAATGCTTCTTGCTGATCGTTTACATCTTGCAATCTCCATTCAAGCATTTGCATCTTATTCGCAACACTACCTTCTAGTGCTGCAACCTGTTCTAAAGATGCTCCTGACATTCGAAGTTGCCTAACACTATCTTGAAGTGCATCTCGCATTCCTTCAGCTTCTTTCTTCGCTGCAAAGAAATTACTCTGAAGGCTACTTGTCTTCTTCCATAGAGCGTTAGCTTGACTAATGCTCTTACTGAAGTCCATGTTGACTTCGAAGTTTACCACGATCTTTTACCTCTTTCAGCCGTCTTCTTTGTGATCATCTGCGTATTTGATGTATGAGTATGCTTTTAGCAAATCTCTTCTAGTCATTCTCCTGATTTCGTCAGGGGTTTTTCTGTAGCGGAGACTGACGATGAGCTTGAGACGTTCCCACTCGTCTGTTTCGTAGAGCTCATCTGCTCCCACAAAAAAGACATGTCCTCGTCAGCAAACACATTTATTCCATCGACTAATCTCTTCAAAGTACTGATCTTGTATTTCTTCAGATCTTGCTCACCAATCTTTGGTGTCACAAGTGCTTTTGCTACAAGCATCAACCCCTTTGTGAAATCAGATATGTGTTCGATCCGTGATGCTACACGGTCAACCTGCTCATATTGTTCTCCGTTAGGTTCAGCCAACGTAAAGCTTCCCTCACGCGTCTCAACCGTAACTGTACCGTCTGTGTTTAATGTAAGCCATTCAGGCTTAGTCTTTTTGTCTGTCATCTTGTGTTTCCTCTGGCTTCTCGCCTTTATCAAGTTCTTTGACTTTTATCTCGTTCAAATTATGAACTACCATAATCCCATTTCGCGAAGAGTACGTCATTTCCACATGTGGTCCATCTGGAATGACCTCAAGATCTTTGCACCAGTCACCTAGTCGGAACTCGTCCTCAGTGAACTGAAAGATCTTCTTCGTCTTCGTCTTCTCTACCGTTGTTATTTCTCTCATGATTTCACCATCTCGGTTTTGTTGTTTGTGTTCTTTCAAAAAGAAAGAAAAAAATTTAGAGCAGTTGCCAGTTGAGTGCTTTGAACGGTAGCGCGTTCTTTGCATAACCATCTAGTTCTAGACTGTTTATGTCAAAGCCATCAAACTTCGCACCTAGTACTGTGATCGTACGAGCCGGTTCCTTACCTGATACAACTGATGCTGTAATGGTAATTGCTGGCCATACGCCCAAGTCTGGTGGAAAGAGCTCATTCAACGTTTCATTGTCGATGTATGCTCTGTTCAACGTACCGCTTACGTTCTTTTTGCCGTCAACTACTTCTACTCCGTAATACGTTCCTGCTTCGAAAGCAACTTCATTGTCAGCTGATACGGACACGTCCATACCTTCTGCGCCGCCAATGATGTTCCCGTCTACACTGAAGATCACGTCTTTTGCTGAAATTCTTTGATTAACCATTTTCGCTTACCTCACTCACTCACCTGACTGATGTTCAGTGTCACGTTGATGAAGTTAATCGCGAACGTTGGCCTGATTGACATAGTCACCAGTACAGTGTCCGGACTAGAACCTTCAGCTACATCTGTAGCATTGTAAGCCACAATGATCTCGTCAAGTTTATCCTGTTCAAGAAGACCGTCTACTTCTCGCGCCATAATATTACGGATGCGTTGTAGGTTCGGATCTCCAACGAATGGATTGAGTTTGTCAAAGACTTGTGCCTTTACATAGTCTACAATTCTCACGATGTTTACTTCATAGAAGATACTTGACGTATCTGCATCTCGAGTTACTCCTCTTGACGCTTGAATTGATGTTCCAATCTTTGTGATCGGTACAATTCTATTCTGAAGTAGTTGCTCTTGCTCTCCGTTGTTGTAGTACTCTTTACCTGTACTTTGCAATACAGATACTCCTTCAACATTCAACGTCTTATGCGTTGGGCTAATATGAGGCAGTCCGCTTGCTGTTCTTGCTGCATAACTACATGCCAGATATGAGCCGTTGAAGACTTGCTCTGTGCCATCAGCTCGATGTGTGTACTTCAAATTCGGCGCAACTAATGAAAGTCTTGCTCCACTTGCTGTTCGTGCTGAAGCTGTTGCGATTGTTTCATCAATGCCAATTCCTGACATGAATATCGCGAACTTATCTTCTGTTGAAGCTCGTGTGTTGAGCTTACCTACCATCGTAGCGTGGAAGCTATCTAGTGCTTCAAGTGCGTCTCCACCTGGAATAACTAGGATGTCAAAATCCTCATTACTCAAGACGTTATCAAACGCATCTGTGTAGTCTGCTGCTACGAGAGAATCTTCTCCGTCGTCTCCCCCAGACAAAAAAGTCTGTGTGATTGCATCTACAAGATTTGCTGATTCACTTCCTGCTTTCACTGCCACTGATACTAGTTGGCTTGTTCCGTTGATTGCTGCAGCGATTGCCGCGTTCGTGGTATACCCATTACCATTGTTGCTATAGACTTCCAATAGCTGGCCGTCTGTAACTTCAACGGTTCGGGTCGCTCCATCAGCGGTGATCGTTACACCAATGTTATCTCCGTACGTCCCTTCGTAAAGTCCACTGAACGTAAGTACTGCTGCTTCTCCTCCGCTGTTTCCATCAAACACTTCGTCTGATTTGGCAGCATCAGTATCTGCAACACGTACTGCAAGTACAACGCCGGCACCATCTCTATAGAGAAGGTCGAGTCCCTTTGGCAAGCTGATTGTAGCTCCGGATGAGTCTTTGTCATCCTTGAACACATTCAATCCTTGGGAGAAGCTAGCAAGCGTTTGCATGCTTTCTATTGGCCCCCATGTGCTTGTACCAATTATGGCCACGATACCCGGTCCGGCCTGTTCTTGCAACGTCAGAGCTTCACGGACGTCAACTCTTACATTTGGTCTTAATCCCATGTTTTCTTACTCCTACCGTTGTCGGTATACTTGTTTTTTGATTTCTTTATACTCAGATTCGGGCATCACGCCTTTCTGGTCCCACCATTGAAAAAGCAGTGGATCTGGTTTATCGCTATCTTGTTTAGCCCATTCTCCTGCTTTAAACATCTGTCCCGTCTTCTTCGGAGCGGGTTTTGGCTCTTCAGGTTCAGACTCAGATGAATCTTCGGGGACTGTGAGTGTAACTTCCTCTTCTTCTAGAGGTTCTTCTGTTTCTTTCTTTTTCTTTTTGCCCATTTTACCACCTACCATGAAAATCATGGAATGTTGCCGTCCACTTCTGATCCGTCTTCGAGCTGAATCAGAAGATCTTGATTATAGCTACCTATGATTTTCGGTATATCTTCAGTCCACACATTCTTCATGACAATGGTCATGCTTATCTCTCCAGCCCATAGAAAATCATTGTCTTCATATGTTCCTTCGATGTCTGTAATGGTGAAGTCTAAATCCTTGTCAATGAATGACCGTCTATTTCTCATCAATGTATTCTGGATCTTATCGAGTAGCCACATAACCTGAGCTGAATTTTCAACGAATCGTTTTGATCCATCATAGTCTACAACCTCAAGTGCTTTATACTTCGTCTTCTTCGTGAACACTGCAACAGTGACAGGAATCGTGACTATGTTAGTATTGACAGCTCTGACTAATTGTTGAGAAGCATCCTTCTCATATTCTAGAAATTGACCAGCAGTCCACTCTTGGGCGTTCGCAACGCCATGAATGATTGCGATACGAGGATAGTTCTCATCGTTTGCTTCTGGTGTTGTAGGGAAGATCCATTTCCTCTCTGATTCTTTTGGACGCTCTCGTCTCTCAGGGTTAGGATCTAGAACATTAGCGTGTATGACATCATGAACTACTTGCAGGGGGTCGAAGAAAATATTCCTTTCTCTATGTATGATTGCCATCTATTCACGCTCGTTATGAGTCATGGATTCACTCAGTTTTTAGAGTGAAAACATTTTGTTATGATTGTTAGTGGATTCTGACGTATTTAAAAATATTCAACGAAGTGCTTTGAGTTCTTTCTTGAACTGAATTGCTAATTGACGTTGAAATCGCTCATCATTACCAACGTTATTCAAAGTCTTCTTTACAAACTGCCTACCCTCAAAACCCGGGTGTTGTACCTGCTTAGCAAAGAAGTGTTTTGATCCTTTTTGCCAATGCAAAGCCTTAGCATTCTTTGCTCTGATAACGTGAGGATCAGTACCTTCTTCAAGCAATTTTACAATCGAGTATTTTTTATTACGAGTCAATGCTGTATTGACAAGCTTGAATTTACCTGGAGTGCCTGTCTCTTCGACCTTCCAAGAGCGACTCGTGATTCTAGTCTTCTTTGGTGTAGCAGCCTCGAGAGCTACAAGATATGAATTCTCAAGTGCATATTGCAATGATCGAGTCATTGCTCCTTCAAGGGGAGTAGTGGGCATCGTGATCAACTCTCTTTAGTGTAAATTCTTGCCAGACATATTGACCGCGATAGAATGGCTTATTGTGGTTTTGAATAATGAAAACCTCTCCTGGTTTGATACCAAAACATCGTTGGTTCTCATCTTTCAAAAACTTCACGAGATCATCATTCTCGAGATCAACATCCCACCTACAGAAAGCATGAAAGGTTGAATCATTCGTCACAATCCCCTGTCTATCTCTACGATATGCATTAGAATTCTCTGCTTCAATAAACATCTTGACAATACGTCTCAATGTCTCTGGTTCAGTTCGCGTCCCGAAGAAATCTCCGTTGTGTGTGACATCTCTATCTTTACGATTTGATATGATCTCCACATCAACCGCGTTCGCTAGAAAGATCGCTTCAAAATCTTCGCGCATCCGTCCAGGATCAAAAGTCGGAATCTTCTCACATGCATATGTATATGTCATTCGCTATGTCCTCATGGCAAATCTTGGTCTATCTTAAATCTTCCCAACGGGATTGTATTTATGGCAGAGCCAATTGTGACTTGCAATTCAGCATCATAGACGCCGGCGGTATCTAGATCTCCGGCAACAGTTGTATAAGAGCATTCCCCAAGAACAGGATCGTCAAGCGTACATGTTCCGCTGACTTTATTTGTTGTGGTGTTGATCTGTTTCATTTTCAATAGAACAGTTCCAGTAGTTAGATCTACAAGAGAGTCATCATTATTTCTCACAACGAACTCTGGTTTGATCCCGACATCATCAGCGTTCAAATCAGGAAACTGATTGTACGCCGCCCCTTCAAGTATGATTATTGATTTCATCGAGCTTCCTCCATTTCTCACTCATTCCATGCGACCTAAGACTTACTTGCTCTTCTAATTCCATGAGCCGTTTCAACTTTGTTTCAACACATGCGATTTTCGCATCAAGGTTATGCGTCTCAAGATCATACACATATGTGATATGCTTCTGATTCACAACATTCTGCACTTTTGTGATGAACAACCTATCCACATCTTGTAGTGCACCAAAGAACGATCTAATATCGTTTCTGTCCCACGCACTTCTTATGTTCTCCATGCTCTCTAGAAAGAGTGCATATTCATGTGATTTCTTCATGGTGTTCTCCGAAAGTTGAGCGTACTAACAAAGTCTCGAAGATCAACTCTTTGTGGTCTTCGGATTGTTGTGAATGCTGTATATGGGAGTTCAATACTTTGAATGATCTTCACTGCTCTCTTATGATTATCATCAAGAATCTTTTGCATCACATCATAATCGAATGAAACATTCACGCCTCCCATACTCCAACTAGGAATTCCTCTTTGCAAGATCTTGAATGGGACGTTTTCGAAAAGATAATTCACGGCGAATAGCTTATTCAATTGCTTAAGATGAATGTTCATCCATCGCTTCTCTCCAGCAACAGTTGTAGCTACACAGTCAAATTTCAACTTCTCCCACGTCTCATGCCAAATGATGTTCAATCGTTTGTTAGCAGTAGGACGTGCCGTTCCAAATTCAATGACTTGTCTATCTACATCAACTGATACAATATCAGATGTAACATCTGTTCTTGGCCCTGGAACTCCCATCACAGTGTCGAATGGTTCTTCCCAAGCGTAAAAATCATTCTTATCAATTGGTCTATTGTCCAGATTGGAATCAGCAAATGTAAGACGTGGATGTACATCGAGACGATGCTCAGACATGGAAGTTCCTGTTGAATAAATTCTTGGGTTATACAACCTTCTACTAATCTCGCTTGCTCCATATGCAATTGCTTCATCAAGCAAATCATCTCCAACTCCAGTGATGCAAGTTAGAGCACGAAACTCATCCTTCGTGATATATCCGGCGGGGCAATCAGACCAAGTTGGACCGATTGCTTCACTTCTGTTATATTCAAACGCTGCTACACTATTGTAGCAAGCATATTCGTAGTAATCGGTGTCAGTCCCGGTCAGATCCAAATACACAGTGCATTTCTGTGGGTTAGCATAGTCAGTATCAACAGTTGCGAGAAGAGTGTACGTCTCTCCACCATCAGTGCTCTTATAGATTTTCAGTTGATCACAATCTAGCTTCGTCACCCCGCCTTGTGCATATTGTTGAAAAAGTAGACCGGATGTGATAGTCATTCCTGTCACTGGTGTAATTGTATCTATCTCGTGGATCTCAGACGTTTCAGAGCACCGCTGTTCACAAGATCCACCAATCAATACTAGATCAGCATCAGCAAATCCTTGAGTTGATGTCACGACCAAAGATGTAGCTCCTACCGCTGCATCTTCAGATAGCATAGTGAATTCATTTTTGCTGATGTCTGGGTTCTGAATTATTAGTTTTCGTACCATGTGTATCTTAAATCAATGTAGTCATTGGCTTATTTAAAAATAACCTCAATACTCTTGAACTACAGCTAGACCCTCCTTAACGAGCATTTCGTTGATGTTTTCTTCACCGAGATAGACCACGCAAAGATACCGCCCGTACTTACCTTGCTTGTCTTTAAAGGTCTCGACTGTTACATTTGCTCCTTCGATTTTATCAATTAGCCACTTCTTCGCTTTCATACCATCTGCATACTCAGCACTCTCATGCTTGACTCCGTATGTTTCTGGTGCATTGATTCCGAATAAACGAAAGCGATCGAATTTTGAGACTCCGAAGCCAAGATCTACGTTTAGATCTAGCGTATCACCGTCCACTACATGCGCTACAATGGCCTTATATTTCCAGCTATGTGTTACCATATGCATCCTCCTCTACGTCCATCTGCGGTCAAATAAACCGCCACTACGCTCCTGTTACAACTTAAGTGTAGCATCAATTCGACACGCTCCGTAACTGCGGAGTCAGCAACGCGCTACATTCACTTGTAGGGGGTATACCAAGTCGATGTGCAGAATTGTCACTAGACTCCGTCTCAGTGAAGTAGGCGATTGATTCTACCCTATAAATCATGGTCTTGAATAAACCTCTCTCAAATTCTGTTGCTTCAATAAGTCAGCTGGACTAACTTTCCACGTATTGACCTCGACGTCGAGTAATAATCCGGCATTAAGATATGCATCACTGACGAACTCACTACACCAATATCTTTTCTTGTTGTCAAACGGATTCTTCCCTAATCCGAGTATGTTAAGAGCAATTCCGACGATTCCTAAGTAATCATAACCTTTCTCAAACTGATACATAAGCCAGCCTTGCATTCGATCCCAGAATCCATCATTCATATCTTTATGTCTCAGAGCAAGTATCTCATCATGATCATAATTAGTGATGGGATTCATCTGCACTCCACCCCACGTACTCTCAATTAGAACAGCGATACCATCTGGATCAACGCCTGCATACAAAGCTGAATGGTTCCACTTACTTCTAGTAAATTTCTTGATCATCCAAGGCACTATACCTTTGCTGTTGATTAAGATGACGTCTCCTTTTTCTAATATGTCTTCCAATCCCATCCTCTCGCATCTTCACTCTTTTTTCTTCGGAGCATTCTTCAGCAAGTCTAGGTAGTTGCCTTCCATGCTGGTGTCGCCTTCCTCTTTCCTAATCACTTTTTCTTCAGCCATTCGTATCCTCTACTTGTAGTACTTGTAAATGTAATGGACGTCCACCTCTTCGGAGGCGTGAGTGTTCGTGTACTCCATGGAGCAATATACTCCGGCTGGTATCGTGCTTGAGCTGGTGCTGATAGCTTCCACCAACTTACCTTCCATAAGTTCTCCTGGGACATCAATAGCGAACTGAGCAAGCACTACCCCTGCTCCGTAGCCTAAGACGTTGTCAATGTCAATCACTTTCATGTTAATCACGTCGCCATTATGCGAGCCGGCACAACTCATCGTAGCACCTACAATCTCTATGTCTTGCGTGAATTTCATCTGGTCTTTCGTGACCGTGTCAGCAGCTGCTGTGAACTCGCTGCCATGAATGTGCATGACCAAACCTACTGTACGGTCAGTCACACGGACGTAAGGGACGTCATCCATCGTCTTCATCTCTATAGGTGCGTTACAATCATCCTTGTAGTTGTCTTCAAAATCTTTCTGATCGCTTGGGTCAGGAGTTGGAGATTCTTTTAGCATCCACATTTCGTATGTAGTACCATTCTCGCTTACCCAAATATGATAGTCTTTGTTTTTAACAAGCTCGTATTGTAATTTCAAACTCTTAGCTGTGATAAGCGCTTTGAGCTCGTCCCAAGTTTTAGTGATGTTCATTGTTCCCTCCAAAGAAGTATTGATACTTGTTGAAAATTCAACCCTGTAATGTTATCTCTAATTGTCATTCTGATAAAATCAGAAGTTGAATCTTGGATAATAAACGGGTTACGAAATAGGATAGAGCCTTTGTAAGATGCGCCACTTCCCAAGATCCCGTTTGAATCTCCATAGCTCTCATTAGCAAAAGATTGAACAATCTCTAGATTGCTCGTAACATTTGCAAGCTCAATTGTATTACCATTACTTTGAACTTCTAAAAGACAACCATTCGACAAAGGACCGCTAATAGTTCCGAAATCATCGGGCTCAGGCGATCCGGTATCTTCAAGGACAAATGTGATTCTTTCAACGTACCAAACCTCGTCAGTGTCCGGAGTGTAATCAAATTCAACTGGTGTGCTGCTTCCGTTTACATCCATGTCTGGGCTGCTACCATTAAGTAACTTAACGATCTTGTACTCAACAGGAGTAGCAGGAAGCGCACTAATATTTGCTTCTACTTTAAGACGATTGTTTGCAGTTACTTCTGCTTCGTTTGTGCCATCCCAAACTTTTGCCTTCGTATAACCATCACCTTCAGCATCAATCTGAAGAGAGTTATCTCCTCCTTCTTCAAAGAGTGTAACATCCTGTGTCTTTACCGTCATTAATTTTTCCCTCTATCCATTCGATTTGTTTCTCGATTTGTGAAAGTCTTTTCTTTGCTCTTTCGTTTTTCTCATTCTTAGTGAGAGTGACAAGGAGGCTAAGACGGTTGGCCTTAGCCTCCTTCAACAGCACCCTGTAAGAATGCCGCATCACTTACATCACCCTATGCCGATCGAATGAGAGTTGCGAATCCAGTGAAGTCGCTTGCTGGCGAAGCAGCTTTTTCACGGTTCGTTGCTCTAACACGAATTGTCTCACCACTGCTTACAGTCAAGTAATCCGGGAGATCAACGAATTGTGTTGGATTGCTCGGAGTTGTCCAGAACTCAAGAATGACTGCTTCCGAAGAAGTAGTACCAAACTCAAGTGTCCATTGACAAAGACCAGATCCGCTTACCATCAAGCCGCTGTATTGTTCATCTGATCCAGGTGAAATTGTCTCAACTACTGTGATTGTATCTTTCACCAAATTCGCTGATCCAGACGAATACACACTGTCATTTGCACCAAGTGTAAGTTGTCCAGAAACCCGTAGGTTACCAGAGCTATCCGTCTGTAGTGGTGTGAAGTCTTGATCTGCTGAAGCAAGTGTTCCGCCGGCATCATTTCTTACTGCAAGAATAAATGCTCCAGTCTCTCCACCCGCGTAAGCTGAATCGTCTGCGTATTCATAGTTGGTTAGGACCAATCCTGCACCATTACCATCAATCGCCCACTCATCACCTGTACTACTTTTGATATAGACGTTGTCTCCTGGTGTTTCTGAGTCCAATGTTCTAATATCAAGATCCGTTGCTGTTACGACAATTGATGCGTTGTTTAGATGTACTTCAAGTCCATCATCGGCGTTGATCGTAACTAAGTTAGTACCATCACCGATTGATACACTATCTGTAGCTTGAACTAGATCTCTAATATCAAGATCAGTTGCAGTTACAGCGATTGAGGTATTCGTGAATTGTACCCACAATGCGCCAGTGCTATCAGTACGCATTTGTACGTAATCACCATCAGCTGGTGTTAGCGTAGTTAGTGCATCATCTCGCACTACAAGTGCAAGAGTACCTGTGTCTGTAGCACCAGCTACGTCATCTACATCATATTGTGTTCCGCCTCCACCTCCAGAAACCAAAAGATTTCCAGACGCGTCTAAGTTTAGATACGCATAATCACCGTTATCATCCAATGCGAAAACAGCGACATGAGTATCAGTTGCCACCGGGGTATCACCTACTGAATGAAGGCCCCGGACTAGTTGTCCAAATTCATCTGCCATATTGTTGTTCCTCCTTATTCATCAGGGGCCGACCCCGACTTAAGTTCATCGAGTCTCTCCTGTTGTTCTTTCATCTTCGTTGCTAGAAGAATTTTCTCTTCATCTAACTCTAGACTTCGTGCTTCTAGTTTGAGAATGTTCATCTCCAACTGCATCAACTCGATCTTTTGTTTTTTTTCCTGTAGCGTCTCGCTCATAGTAATATCCTCTAAACATCAACTGTGTATCCACTTAATGTTGCTTCGAAAGACCGTGTTTTGTTATCTAAGTTTCGCACTTTGATATTAATCACGGTTGCTGCGCCAGCAGTAGGTGGTTCAAGGAATCTAATCTGAACGCTCGGATTGCTGCCGCTGTTTCTATATAGGGCAACATCGCTGCCAGCAATTTCGAAATGGAATTCTCCCTGTGCTGCACCTCCAACGATGCCGCCAGAGAATGTGAATGCTTTACTCGCTGCAACTGTATAACTTGCTAACGTCACAGTCGAACCAGGAGCAACTGTTGTGCTCCCAAAAATATTGATTTTTGTCTTTACTTCGTCAACGCAACTCTTTACTAAAAGAGCATTGTTATTAGGATCGCATGCTACGACTGTAGCTCGTGTATCAGTATTTCCATCTTTGATCTCAACGGCTCCAATCTGAATGTCACCAGGATCAATAGAAATGTTACCCTTGACAACACTAACTCGAATTAAATCATCGGCTTGTTCAAAGACTCGCTGTGCTATCTGACTCGGACTAGTGTTAACGTTCGGTTCTCTCCAATCAGGATTGCTTGCCATGTTGCTTCTCAAGCAACTCGCGCATCATTTTCAGTTCAGTTAGAATTCCATCTAACAACCGAACTGTGATTACGTCGATGTTGCCATGAGACAGTTGTACATTCTTCGCAACTGGCTTCGCGCCTTCTTGAGTTGTTTCATCTGTCATATTAGATAGTCACCTTTGACTTATTTAAAAATAATCAATAGGAGGTTCGTTCTTTGATTCCTCGTCCATTCATGAAATCATGTCTAAATCTTTCAAACGTAGATTCTGGCAAAGTATCAGGCATCTCTCCAGTCTCATTTATTTCAACTGGTGCTTCAGTATACTCTTCTCTCACTTTATTCCAAGAAACTTGTGTATGAATATGAAACCCGTTCAACACTGTACGTACATTGATCAGAAAATCAGTCTTGGTCCGATCAACAGAATAAAAAATAATAGACGGAATAGTTTGCTCCTCTAGCACGGGTAATATGTATGTACGCCATTCCTTTGGAGCAATCTCAACTTCCGCCATCTTACTCAACCTTTTCGGGCTCTGGCTCTGGCTCTGGCTCTGGCTCAACTACCTTCGCTTCTTCAATCACTTCAGCATTTTCAGCAAGAGCTTCCTCACCGACTACTTCTTTGATAGCGCCTTCTGTCGGAGTGTCTTTCAACACGATCTTTTCTTCCATAGTATCTCTACCTTCTAGTTCGATGACTGTATTCGTCTCAAGAAAATGACGAATTTCATAATCATCTTCATCTACAGCAACCCAATCGCCTTTCTTCACGACTGCTCCTGCTATCGTTGTCACTACTTCGTTTGGATATGAATCCCGTAACCTTACATTAATTTTTCCCATTTTATTCACCTTCGCGGTTTATCATTCTTTCAAAAGAAAGAAAAAAAAAATTGAGCTTATGGCAACACCGTCACTGCAGTTATCAAACCATTTGATACTGTAATGCTTGATAACTGCCCAGGCGTTGATCCGTCGTTGTACACTGGATATGTTCCGTCTGCTGTTGCGTCTGGTGCGAGTGCACCAGTTCCATCAGTATCTGCCATCCAATATACATCGGTATCTGCTTGTAGCTCTTTGTCTTCACAATAAATTGTGAACTCATCCGTTCCTGCAACAGCATAAAAATCGGGTTGGCCTCTTGTATCTCCAAGACTGTCTCTTTCAGCAAGACTGACTACGATATTTCCACTCGTAGTCATTCCAACCAAAGGTACAACTAGAGATGCTTGAACTCCACCACCTGTTTGAAGTACTGTTGCTTTTCCTGATACTATTGTCATAATTTATGCTCCTTAAGCAATGTTCATGTAGACTTTCAAGATCGGATCGCCTGAAGTAGTCGTCTTCGTCTCAGCTGCTGTTCCTACGAGTAGGGTGTTTCCTGCTTTCACAGTGTGCCCTGTGTCCCATTCAACTTCATCTCCA